GGTGGTCGCCACTGATTGGATCTAAATAGATCCTCGGTGGGGTGAGGATACGGGTAGCAGTCCCGTCACATACGCTACACTGAAGTTCTTTTGTCTCAACATCTACAAAGGATTCAGTGACATGCGAATCTTTACACTTAAAGTCGTACATTCGTCTAGGCATTGTCTTCCTCTTGAGAAAGCTGCTCATAAACTTCTGTACTAGACTCTCTTAAAGTCTTGATCCAGTTCATGATGGACATTTCGCCCTTCTTGAAGTGGAGTTGTTGTTCTGTTTCTATCCCGCCTAAGCGGTCTGTAGCTTCAATCATTACTTCAATGTCCTCTACTAGGTCTTTCCAACCCTGAGTCGACATCATTGCAAATCTGTTCTCGTAGTAATCCTGTAATTCTCTATTCATTTTAATCTTTTTCCTTGACTTTGGAGATTAAGTGTGATACAATGTAAATATTATACCACAGTTTTACTCAAAAGTCAAGTACTTTATTGCATTTTTTGTTGCATTTGTATAGTAGCAATACGCTCATTGGACTTAATATCCTCTACTTGGATAAGCTTATCAGCTAGTTTCATGCGCTTCTCGAACTCATCAGCCATAGGATCTTGCGTATTCTTAGAGGCTGCAGCCAATACCTTAGCCTGTACTTCTGCTGGCATTAACTGGGTCTCTACACCTACTTGTTGTGCTTCAGCTGCTGCTTTAGCTGCCTCAGCCTGTACTTTCTGTAGCTGAGCCATTGCAGTTTCCATAGCAATCTGCTGCATCTGCTGTTGCATTGGGTCTACAGGCTGTTGAGTCATCTCTTGTAGGGTAGCAATGATCTCTTCACGGTTAGACATGCTAGAGGAAGCAATAATACCCTGCAACAGGACTGGAACAATAGGAGACTGAGCACCAAGGGTAGACATCAATCCCATCATCTGCTGCTGTTCGTACTCACGAGCTACCATTCCCATAGTAGAAGTAGGAATAAAGTTAAAGTCTTGTACTGGATAACGCTCAGGATCGAACTGCATGAACCGCCAAGCAGCCTTATTGATGAACGGCATCAGGAAATCTTCTTGGAAGTTGATCAAGGTACGCTTGTTCTTTTTCATAAGCCCTGAGAGAGCCATAGAGAGTCCTGCGCCACTTGCCTCACCACCAGCTACTTGACTAGGCATTGACGCACTGTCGATCGTTCCTGTGGCTTGTAGGAGCATTGACTGGAAGTTCTGTGCTGTTTGGAAACTAGCTGGATCAGTAACACCAAATTTGAATGGCATCATGATCTCAGCAGGATTGCCGTTGACAAGGAAGCTCTTACCTGGACGTACTTCGTACTTAGCACCACGAGGAAGCCTTGTAGCATCCATCGCCATCATAGGAGATGTGGTTAAAGCTAAGGAGTCTAGGTGGCTACGGATCTGAGCATCAATAGCCTTCTGCATATTGTAGCCCTTCTCAGCAGTTCCACGACCCCAGAAACGACCTGGCATCGAGTCAGCTTGATAAGCAACAATAGGACGATCCTTCATCATGTAAGGGGACTCTTCAGCCTTGAGCAAGTACTGGTCATCCGCAATCACAACGATAGCTTCTACCAAGTTCTGGTAGTCTTGTCCTTTAGAACCTTCAGGGAACAGGTCTACTACTTCGACTCCGTCTTCCTTATCGATGTTCTCAAGGTACTCACGAGGAACTAAACCGTAGTAACGAACAACACGGATACGGTCGTCTTGCTTGTGGGTTACTTCTTGTACTGGCTCTAGCTCCATATTGGAGTAGCTAGGTGCTACATTAACCTTACGGTATGTACCATCAACCATACCTTGTACAATGGTATAGTAAGGAACGTACTCTTCGATAGCAACACCAAGAGAATCTTCGATGTCTGCTGCGTTAGGGTCGATCAGGAAGTTACGAGGATTAACAGGGTGGAGCTGAACCATGAATTGCTTCTGTTCTTCCACACCAATCGCTGCCATCTGAGTACCAGGGATAGGCTGAGTAGCTGGAGACATCACTGTACGCTCTTCTACTGTAATCTCACCGATACCAGTACCATACAGTTCGCCTAGAAGGATAATGTTATCTAGGGCTTTCTTAACTTTACTTACCTTGAAGTCCTCATGCATCTGCTGACGCACTAAAGCGATGTCTGCTTGGTTAGGATCTTGACGGTCATCAACGATATCAAAGAACTCACCACGACCAAACACAGCTTCAGATATCTCTGCTTGCTTGGACTCAATGGCTTGCTGCAGTGCGGGAGTAATTAAACGACTACGCTCAGACTCTCGTGTCTTGTCCATAGCATCCCAGATACCACGGAACAAACGCTCATATTCTTCCCACTTGTCTAGGTAGTTTACATCACGATGATCTCGCCATGTATTGCAGTGGTCTACGATAAACGCAATTAAGTCGTTATCCGCATCAGTTTGTTTATCTTCTTTAAACTCAGCCATGCTTAGTCTTCCTCTGTGGTATCATCGATTGATGTTTCAAACGGATCTTCAAACTCAAGCTCAGTTACTTCTACTAGTGGTAGGAAGATTTGACTATCTTCTAATCCTTCTTCTTTAGCTGCTGTAATAATCTTCATTAAGCAGTCACCGCTAAGGTAACCCATCTCTTCTTTGATAACTTCCCATACAACAGGATTAGAACTAAGCTCATCAAAGTTCAAAGGAACAAATTCATTTTCTTTTTCGTAGTACATAGTTTCCTCAGTATCCTGCTATAAAGTCAATAGGTTCATATTCATCTTCACCATCATCCATGAAGTAACTTGTTACTGCGAGTTGATCAATGTAGCTTAAAGCATCGATCAAGTCATCGTGTACTTGGTTGGTAGGGAACATCAAGAGCTGATCTGTAAACTCTTTCCAGTCCTCATCCTCATTCAGGATTACCTTACCGTGTTCAAAGCGTCCCTGTAATGCCCAGACGATACGCTCTGTTTTATTCTTACCACCATGCGTTAAGTCTTGAATGGTAGCGTAGGTGTTGTTAGACCTCATCAGATCGCTTAGATAGGGCAACACAGCGTTTCTAACTGTGCCTCGCTCCATCCCTACACCTACAGGTTCAAACTCCTTGATGTTCTTTAAAATCCTTGCAGCACAGTCTTTTACATCCCACCTACCATGCTCAATCTTCTTTACAAACCAAACACCATCATCTGTTACCTTAACCACAGCAATTGCAGACTCATCCAACTTCTTCTTACGAGACTCTGAATAGTTGGTATTAGTGAATCCCGCTAAGTCGATTGCCAGGTAGTATACCCCATCGCTTGGTTCTTCACCATACTCAATCCATTGTTCTTTGAATAAGTCTGTTCCTGCGTTATCAAAAGAAGCCTCATACTCTTGCTTGAATGAGAAGCTACTTAATGTCTTTCTTGCACCCTCGATCTCTTTAGGATCAATGAGTGGGTTATCTTTGGTAGTGAAGTGCCAAGACTTCCACTCTTCGTCTTCTTCAGAAAGACCAAGGTTGTACATATCGTAGAACCAGTTACGTCCTTTAGGAGTACCGATAAAAAGAGCATGTCCTTTTTTATCTGAAAGAGCAGCTCTTAAGACCTTCTCCCAGGTATCAGGTTTAATGTCAGCTACCTCGTCTAATACTAGGTATGTTAAGCTGACCCCTCGAAGGGTATCTGGTCTATCAGCACCTCGAACATATATCTTAGCACCATTAATCAAAGTGATATCCATATTATTCACATGGCTACTCTGAATCACTTCTCTTCCTAAATCCATTAGGACATCCCAGATAATCTGTCTAGCCTGTCCTTGAGTAGGAGCGACATACATTACAGCAGAACCTTGTGGGCAACGTAGTCCCTCTACTAATAATGCTACAGCAGATAATCTTGATTTACCGCATCGTCGTCCAGCAACAATAACTTTAAACCTGGTATTATCTTGGAATACTTGTTTCTGCCAAGGTAGTAACTCAAAGCTAAGATTCATTATCTACGTCCTCGTAGTCAACAATCTCTGCATCTATAGTTTCTACAGCTTCTACTTTAGTTTCACCTAATCCAGTAATGTTAATCGTTACTGCATTACGTTGTCCTTTAGCATCTTTCTCAAATAATGATGTGGGTAGTAATCTATCCATACACATCTTGAGGCAAGCTACTTGATCTTTATCGTCATCATCTAATGCTTTACGGAGTACTGTGTCAATTACTTTCGTACCACTCGTTGATAATAATCTTGCTTTAAACTCTTGGATTCGTCCTGCATCACCTACTGGTCTGCCTACCTTGTTTCTTTTCTTCTTGCTCTGCACAAGTGACTTAGGAGGACGACCTCTCCTACGAGCAGGTGCTGGTTCTAAGACATCCACCTTAATAGGAGACAAATCCTTTAAATCTTGAGACATATATCCTTTACCTGCTAACGCAGAGAACAATTAATAAATGAATTTCTACTAATTAGTTTACTAAGTAGTCTTAAGTAGTTTTGGTTCTTTTTGTTTTTTACCTAGTTTGCTCTTAGTCTTCTTCTTAGTACAACTATTATACCACAACTTCTTAGATTTGTCAAGCTTTATTTTACTTAGTTCCCTACGGAGCACGTCTTAGGGGTATAGGGAAGCTGAGTTATGAACCCCTCTATAGGGAGACTATGCGGGTCTGGTGAGCTATGCTTGCACATATTCCGCAGCTATGACTCTGTCCCTTTTTATCTTCCTTTTAAATATAGACATCAGTAGCTATCTTCTTTTATTATAAGTCATTGATTACATTGAACATATTGTCTACCTGGACATCTGCTTAAATATTAGGCAGTTTGCTTAATTATTAGGCAGTCTTAATTCTCCTTTTTAGGTGTTTGAGAGGCATCATAATTAAATACAGAGCAACTAAGCCCCCTCCCCCATGTTGTTTAGTTATCTGTTTAGCAATTGTAGAGTTAATTGCAGAGTGTGAGAGTAGAGATACCACACTCTAGAGCACTATTCAGGATACTAGGCAATCACTAGGCATTGACTAGGCACTGAATACTTAAGACTAAACAGACTAAGTAATTAAATTTATAAACTACACTCACAAATAAGAATCTTAACTGTCCTATTGAGGTAAGACCCTTAAACACAATAAGAGACCATAATGCAAACTAATAAGATAGATATTCGCGATCAATACAATAAGAGACTTAATAAAGCTAGAGAGATGATTCGCGATATGTTCAACGATATGAATGAAGATAAGATCACTGAATTGGCATATGCTATACTTTTAAGCATTGATACAAATAAGACTAAACACTAAGAGAATCCATGAGAACAATTGAACAATTAAAGCAAGAGATCGCGCTTAGAAAAGAATTAAACTTACCGCGAATTGAGTTAACACTTGAAGAGAAAAAGAGAGCATTCGGAGATTGTTCTTATCAGTATCGCGATCAAGATTTAAGAATTAAAATGATGATTGAGAGACAATCCAAAGGATTACCACTATCAAACCATGATCTAAAAGAATTAAGAAAATGCCTAAAAATTAAGCAAACCTAGGGTTTTGGAGCATAACTAATTTCAAGAATCTTGATCTAGGTCAAGAAAGTAACCTAAAACATGAATACAATTGAGGTATCAAAACAAGTTAAGAAAGGTATCAAAAATGAATGATGTTAAAATTATCGTTAATCACTATATGGATAGTCTCACTAATTCACAAGTATTAAATGAGCTGCAGGATATCTTATACAATCACTTTGAAACAGTTAAGAATAGCAATTCTAATGTAGATCAAGAATATTTTGAGATAGAATTGAACTTAGCTAAACAATCGGGGAAACAATGAAAAGCTTATTAAACACATGCATTACCGTATCATCTATAATTGCAGTAGTCATTCAAGTATCACTCTATTTATAAGGGGTTTAACATGCAAGTACACTTAACACTTAAAAGCAGCAATACAAAAACGGGCGCGATACCAGTAAGCACTACTGAAAAGGATTCTTGCCCCGATACCTGTAGTTTTAAAAAAGGAGGCTGCTATGGTTTAGATTATCACCTTAATATGCATTGGAATAAAGTAAGCGATAAAAGCAGGGGCACTACATGGGACGATTTTTGCAAGGCAATTGCTAAGTTCAAACCTGCTACACTTTGGAGGCATAATCAAGCGGGTGATCTACCAGGTTCTAACAGTCTTATTGATCGTCCTAAACTTGATCAACTGGTGACTGCTAACAGTGGTAAAAAC